AATTTAGGAGGTAAATATGTATCACTCGTATAATTCATTCTGAAATAATCTTCATTTGACGGCGAAGTTGGAAATGATGTTCCTTCAGTGTATGCTTGATTATTAGGAGGTAATCCATCTTCTACTGAATAATCTCGACCATCGTATTTACCTCTCAAATGATCATCCGTCCAAATCAACGGCATACCACTACGCAAACCAGTGGTATCAGAACCAGTCAATGGAACTTCTTCTTCAGCTGTTTTTATAATAATTTCATTTGCTTCTTGAACAAGTTGATTCAATGGTGAATCAGACACCATAAATTGATCATCGGTTAATGTGGTATATCCTTTATCCGATTTAAACAAACTCATATTTTCTTGTGATGCAATTGCTGGTGTGGCCGTAATTCTATATAAAATAGGTCTCCAACCTGGCGCATATCCTTCTGTACTCCAAGTCGTATCAGTCACTTCTAACCATTTACGAACTTTAATTAGATTATTGTCATATTGCGCTTCACTTGGTAATTCGATAATGTCACCAATCACGACAGGACGCCCCAATAAAGTCACCATCCTAGCGTATGATACTGTAAACAAATATTGCTGTGGTAAATCAATACCAAACTTAGTTAATTCTGTTTCAACATCTATTAAATCGTAATGGCCTCTAAGCTGGATAGAAATATTTGCATAATCACGATCTCTATTTTCTAAGAAGATTAAATCTTCTATGTTACCCAAATTAGTCTGTGTGTAATTCATCATCTGGACCTGAACAACAATCCATCCATCAGAAGAGCCGCCAGCAAACATCAACGGAACTATTCTCCACATTTGTGAAGGTCCGGATTGTTTAACCGAAATCAATTCCAGTTCAGCAGTATTTGGTAGATTAACTACATCAGCTCTGAGCCAAGTTACACCGCCATCATCAGATCGTTCTATACGAGCTTGGAGAACTCGATTTTGTGGATTGGGGCCTTGTTGAATATTGATTGATGTAATTTCTTGTCTAATAGGCTGTGATGGATTATATTGTTCTGAACCTGAAGCAGTTTTCAATGTTCCGAAGTTATATCCAATGAATGAATTAAGTACAGAAGGTCCCACTTGTAAAGATTCCCATCCAGCTGTACTAGAGGTAAACGCATCAGCAAGAACATATCCACCAGCAGTACCAGATGATAAAGGATTTCCGGCACCGGTTAAATCTTGGAGTTGACCTTGCTCATGAACTCCTAACATACGGAATACATTAATTTGAGCGCCAGCAATCTGCAAAGCTTCAGCAGCAAGATCTTCGGCGTAATATGTATCAGCATGATCACCGGAATAACTATTTAAATCCCAATCACCGAAATGAAGTGGTGGCGGAACATATTTTTGAATCATTATTTCAATCCTTTGTAGTTTTTATAAACAGAGTTCTAATTTGGTAATGGCTCAATCAAATCAGCCAATTACAAAGCTGTAATTTCCGGCGTTATAGCCTCCGTTCCCAACTTCCATGTCCATGATTTGGCGTAGTAATTCTGTTTGGTCTTCGAATGCTGATTGTAGGAGTTCTGATCCGTTAAGATTTATACCGCCACCAGCACCAGGTAAAGAAGCAAACTTGGAACGGATATGCCCCAACATCATTTTAGCTTCAGAAACAGCCCAGCCTTGAATCCATTGAGTTGAATAGCGATCAACAAGAAGTTCTTGCTCGGTTCGCTCAGTCATTGCCTCTAATAAAACATGTTCGCGGCCAATGACTTGTCTAAAGGTTTCTAATAAGCGAGTTGCTTCATTAAATCTAAATGCGATTTCTCCAGCAAAAATCTGCGAGAATTGTTCAGCATATGCATTCATCATATAAATCGAAGTCAAATCGACAACACCTTGAGTGTATAACTGGACCAAAAATGATTGACCATAAATTCCATTTTCACCCTGAGCAATCAATCCAAGCCCAGAGACGCGCCAAATCTTAACAATGTCTGTGATTTTATCTGTTCCGGCAACTGGATCATTTAGATAATATTTTTGCTGTTTATCTTCTAACCGAACAGCAAAATATTTTAAAGAGTATGCGTTATCCGCGCGACGTCTAAATTCTTGAAGTGCGTTATTGATAGCAATCTGGTAATGTTCTTCGTCAAGTTCAACAGAAATTCTAGGCCATCCTAATTGTCTTTTGATTATAGTAATTAAATTAGCACGTTCATTAAAGCTCCCATCTGTCCCTGGCGCTTTACTATACATTGGGGTTCCAGCATCTGTTGTATTAACAACAGAATATCCTGTCCCAGTCCAGCAATAAAGCAATTTGGTCACTTCATGATAAAAGAATTGACCTATTTGGATATACGGAGCTTCTGGAAATTCAATCCCGACAAGTGTTCTATCTACACCAGCAAGAACCCAACCAGTCCCAGTCCACATACTGGTTGCGCCAGTTAAAGTGTTATAGTAAACTTGGCCTATAGAAGGTGATAGGGGCGGCGAGGTGGCTTGAGCGATATCACCTGAATAGGTATTAGAGTCTATCTGTAACGCATAGCTCTGGTTGCCCCTAGTGTAATATTGAAGTGTATTTGTAACTGGATGTCCGGATGCAAAATAGACTGAATCTGGATTCAGTCCAACAACATTAATCGAAGTGGAAATTTTATCGCCATACATAGCACCAACAACTTGAGCATCTCCAATCATTGATTGTGGGACACCCAGGTCTTGGGAAGCTATATAAGTTTGGCCATCAACCGGGAAATTTTCAGGAAGGATTTGAGAAGTCTTTAATGTTGCCACTATCCCGTTATACAAAGAAAGGTCACGTGGCAAAACCCAAGTCAACACACCATTAGTTGGTGATGTTCTTGTAAAGACTACTCTGATTTGATCACCAACAGAATCAATAGCTTGTTGGGTGAGAGGTGTTGAGTAAATTTGACTCATCGTGTAAACCTTGTATGTATTCTAGATAAACATATTTATCTAGAAACCCATAAAGGATCACAATGACATTCACTTACTTAATTTGAGATACGCTGAGTTGGAGAAACGAAAAAAGGAACCTTTCTAGGTTCCTTTTTTCCTGGTGACATCCCGTTATACTGCCGGGTTGTGCTTATAGGTTTTCGTTTCTTTGTTCTTCAGAATCGGCATTTGGAACCGGTCGCTGGGTGAACGAATGATCGAAATGTACTGGTGAGCCATACCATCAGTTAGTGGATCTTTTTCTTTACTACAGACTTCCATGAGTTCCTTGATGGTCCATTCTTTGTAGTCACCGCTTTCGGTACGTTGACGGAATGCTGCAGCCATCCGTTGGAGCTTCGAATCACGGATCTTCGGTTTGCTTTCCGGAAGTGCTGCGGCGACTTCGACGATCTTTTCTTCTTCCTTGATGTCCAGAAGGATCAGCTTTTCGAGATCAGATGCTTCCATGGCGGCGAAGACCTTTTCAGCGCTTTGCAGCTTGGAAGTCTTGAACACATTCTTCGTTTCACCAGTCACATTGTTATACAGTTCAGTAAGCTGGGCATTCGAGAAGACATGCAGATCTTCAGCTTTGGCAATGATGATCTGGTCGTTGCCAAAGAGATCGATATTCTTGACATTGGACACAACACCAATAATGGCACGAGTCACTTGGCTTACAACGAAAGTGGTCTTCGACATTTTAATTCTCCTGAAAGTTTAACTTCGTAAGTTTAATTCGTTTGGATCATGTAACTACTTTAACTTGTTTTTTAGAACTTGTACAATGCTTTTTAAACCTTGTTCAAAAATTCAATGATCTTTGCATCTGCTTTTTTGGAAGCCATTTTGAACTGGCTGATGACAGTATCAAGGCCTGTTTCTTCCATCAAGACATGAAGCAGCGCAACTTTGTCTTGGTTGTTCAGTGCTTCCAAGGATGGAAGCGGACGATATTGGAAGCATCCGTCATGCTTGACAATACGCATCTTAAACCGATCGTGTTCACTTCTGAGAATCGATATATACATATTCGCCATCATCTGATTTCCGACAATTTCGACAAGTTCATCGAAGGTCCATTTCTTGTATTCACCATCAGCCAATTGGTGACGGAAGGCTTGGGACAGGCGTTGAAGTTTGGAATCACGAACTTGGCTGGTCATGGTGTTTCTCCGTTTAGTTTGTCGATAGATCCATTATATCAAGTCCTGGAAAAAAGTAAACTTTAATTTTCAAGATTATTAAAGAATTTTCCGGATATGGAATACACAACAATTTTTATATTGTACAGAGAACCAAGGTCATTGTAAATTGGATTTTAGTGATGATAGAAAACAAAATAGGATCTCAAATTTGAGATCCTATTTTTTCATAAAACATTATTGATTGGCGCGTATACAATATACTTGGGCTTCATCGCACCACCAATCAACCAACCAACCTATCACTGCAAAAATCTGGGTGGCCGTACAATGAAACAAAAATTCGCATTCGCATTCTAGTATAAAGATTCCTTTTTTGTTTACGTAGATTCAACACTATAGCCTTCGTTGTATTTTTCAATGTACCACTTGCGGGCTTTATTAGAAATTGGTCCACCAAGCTTTTTGACTTCCAATTCAGACGCTACAATAGTGTCATGTTCTTCTTTGACCACATCATTAAAGATCCAACGAATGAAATCACCAAGACTAGCCATTTCGAATGGCTTGAGTTGTTCGCGAACAAGATTTTGCAGACCTTGTTCTAGACGAGATTCTGTTACTGACATATCAACGAAATCATTGATCGCAGTAATAGCTTCAACATCAACAGCAGCTAGAGTTTTAACCTTAGAAGCAGAATGCTTATCTCCTTTTACTTTAAACCAATATTCGGAACTCCACCATCCTGGTTCAACGCACTGCCAGACTATTCCCTCGCCAGTCCCGATGTTACCAAATGCCTTACCCACTGGACATTCATTCTCGACTGCAGTAGTTAGTTCAATTAGTTGGTTTTGGATCAATTCAGGCTTAGCAAAATCAATTTCAATATCCCATTTAGCAAATCGTAGAATATTAAAAATTTGATCTGATTCAACTTCGCAATACTGAATCTTTTCTAGATCAACCCATTTATCATCAATCTTAACAGCAAAGATGACAAACATTTTAGGCAAGCCATTTATAGCAACGCCGCTTTGAATATTACCACCACACCATTCACCAAAAATTGCAACTTCGGGAATACTATGTTCTAGATGAAACCCACATTCGATAATAATGTCTTCGATCAATCGTTTGATAATCGGAAGACGATTTGCCATGAATGCATAAAATCCGGCATTGTCAGTCTCTAAAGAAAGAATTCTCTCACGAGATTGGAATTGTAGGGTGCCATCTACTTTCTGGATAATCCCGGCATTAGTCCCATGGAGTTTAGTTGTGCCACGGTACTTTAGCGTTGGAAGATCTTTGGTATGGATATACTTAGGTTTGCCTTCTTCATCAACACCATCATATCGTGTTTGATGCGTTACTTGTTTAATGACATTTCGGAACTGCTCGATACTAGGGAATTTTTTCATTTTAGTGTATAAGATGTGATACATTTTGGATGAAATGTATAATGTGTGATACATAATTAATAGACACCCTAAAGCCTATTAAGTCAAATAAAGCTTCTTAATAGACTAAATAAGATCTATTACGTGGAAATGTTTTTGTCTAGGTAATCACCTAAAAATTCGAGTTCTGTATTGACTCTATATCCAGTAACGTCCAAGCCAGAAGAAATAAGAATGCCATCAGCATACTCATTTGCTAAATCTGATTTATTGTAGTGGATTCGTTTGTCGGCTAAAAAAGCCATTCTCTTATCATAATAATAAGTTCGCAACTTTTTTAAATAATCTCTCTGCTCGACTAGTCGGTCGAATCGTTCTTGTGATAGTAGCATTTTTTATTTTTATAGAATCAAAAGGCCTAATTTAGGCCTTTTGATTCTTGATTACTTGTGTTGCGTATTACTTTTGTGTGGCGCTATACAGAAACTTGGATTGCGAGCTAACTGTATTTTCATCCGTCATCGGATTCTTGGAACGATTGATAGGGTTCTTCTTTGCAAAGACCAAATCTTGCAGAGCACCCTGAACTTGAACTCGAGTAATTTGAGGATTCAGAGCATGAACCTTTTGAAAAACATCGAGACTGTCCGCGGCATCAACAGTTAGAACAGTGCGGACCAGTTTAGCCACACTGATATTCTTCCATGTCCGTTTTGTCATCTTAACATTAAAGCCAGGAGCATAGGCAAATTTTGCTTTTCCTTCACCTGAAACCGGGATTTTTACGAGGCCACCAATCTTTGTGATTGTGCTGAGTGTGGTATTGATAGTATCAGCTGAAGTCCCGGGGCGTTTCTTTGCAACAATAGTGTGGATTTGGTGAGCGCGAAGAGCGCGTTTTGCGTTTGCTACTGCGGTGACAATGATGGAATTCAGAGTTTGCATTTCAGGACTTTCCTATTATTTTAAATTGATGCGGTATTTGAATTACCGTGATGTGCATCATATCATTCAAAAATTGAAAAGTGCGTTTTATTCACTGGATATTTACATTAGCGAAATGGGAATCTCACGATTCCCATTTCATTAAAAGATAAAGTTTTTACATATCGCTTGGACGTGGAATTTTCATCTTAGCATTAAATGCTTTTAGTTTATCACTTGCGCTCTTTGCCTTCTTCATAAGCTTATCATCATGCGATGGTGGAGTACCAGCAATACAAAGATTATCAATCTCATCACTGTACTTTCTAAATTCATCTTTCAATACAGTAAGTTTACGCATATCAGCATTAGAAATTAAAGAACCAGGAGCCTTGTATTTTTCTTCTGTTGTTTTAGCTTCACTAACTGCTTCATGACGCCATTTCTTAGAATTTTTAGCAAACTCGGCCATTTTGACGACATGTGGATCATCAGACTTTAAGCCTTTAGCAATATCTGAATCCGTTAGTTTGTCACCTTCTTTCTTACCAAGCCATTTGTGGAATGCGCCTTTGTCTAAATCTAGATCTAGAGATTCAGATTGTTGAGAAGGAGCTTGAGCTGTTCCAGTCTTACCATTCCAGCTTCCAACTAATACGGTTTGGCCTTGTTGGAAAGGCTGTTCACCTTGATACGCTGAGCATTCAGTATTGTCACCATCAAACCATACTTGTGAACGGCCTTCTGAGCAAGCTGATTTCCACTGGTTGAAGTCAGTATAGTTTTGATCTTCTAAAACAAGACTTTCTTCAACTGTGTCTGGAGCCTTAACAGCCTTCACTAGCGCATCTACTGCCTTATCAGATGCATCGATAGCTTTAAACACCGGTTTGAATACGGTTTTAAAACGTCTAACCAAATTCTTAATTACTTTAGAAAGATTTTCTTCCACGCCTTCTTTAAGTTCGCGTTTCACAGAATTAGTAAACAATTTTGGAAGCTTGGAAAAAACAGTTCTAGCCATAGAGCCCATTTTTCTAAACATATCCATACCAGAAACTTTCTTTACTTGAAGTAAATGTTTTTCTATTTCTGGGTCTGTTATAACTAAAACATCTCTGAGTTCGCCGGGGTTTGTTACAGTCTCAACAAATGCCAATATTACCCTCTGTTGAGCTTCATTGACCATTTTTAATGTATAGTCCAGCGCTTCTTTATACTTGACTGTTTTATTTCCTTTTTTCTGAATAAACTCGATAATAACACCGTCAACTACAGTTTTTTTACTATTCATTTGTTTTAGCATGTCAGCCATATCAGTTTCCAATTCACCAACTCTACTGGATACCGCTTTAGCAATTTTATCTATAACAATAAAATCTTTTTGTAATTGTCTCCATTCAGCGATAGTCTCTTTGAGAGCATCATCAATTGGATCTTTGCCTTCTTGTAAAATTTGATCAAGAATGCGATTTTCTAAGTCTAAGATCATGTCTGACATTAGGTTATCCTTTTTTTAAGTATAATGTACAACACTATTTATCAAAAAATAGTTTACAAGAAAGATTTGTCAGTGTACTATAGAACAAATACTTTTTATTGAGCTATCATGACTTTTAAAACCGAAGATGAAAATGCACGGTTTCGTTGCCCGAGATGTGATACTCTCATGGAAGATACGATTGGTGACTATGTTATCCAAGGCTGCACTGGGCGGCTTTCTAGATCCACAGAACAATGCTTTAAATGCGATGAGCGTTTCTGTGTAGAATTTAACGGTAATGAATATATTGTGGTAGAACTATAATGACAACACGGATAGTATACATAAATCCTGGCGATATGATAGAACTCAGAATTATCAAAGACCCAGATCTCCCGAGAACTAAAGCGGAGTGGGAACATCAATTTAAACCAGAATCTATCCTTCTTCGGTATATCAAACATAGACATTTGGCCTATGCAGATCCCATGCTACGCGTGGATAAAGATTTCGTATAATGATGTACAAATTTTAAAGATTGTGTTAAAATAGGTACATGATCCAATCACCAATAAAGAACATCATGAACATCGCAGATATTCCTTCACTGACTTATGTAGGCCAAGGCCTTTGTTTAAGCTGGGATGCAATCGATGACACCTTGACTCGGTGGAAAAAGTCTTATGGGATTGATCTTGATCCAGAATTTCAGCGCGGTCATGTTTGGGATATGGATACCAAGATCAAATTCATCGAATTCATGCTTAAAGGTGGCCAGGTCCAGCCTCTTCGGTTCAATTCACCTGTATTCGGTGGTGAAAACCATGCAAAACATTCCGATCTCCCAGAAACAGTAGTCCTAGTAGATGGAAAACAACGCCTTACTACTATTCTAGATTTCATGGCTAATAAAATCCCGGTGTTCGGTGGAACTTATCTTTCAGATTTCGATAAACCAAACCTGTTACTTATGCGGACTGATATCACATATAACGTGAATAAGCTCCAAACTAAAAAAGAATTGTACCAGTGGTATCTGGAAATGAATGAAGGCCAAGTCGCCCATTCAAAAGATGAACTCCAGAAAGTGCGGAAATTGCTTGAATTAAATAGTTGATTTAAATCGGTGTACATTTTTAAAATGCTGATGTAAAATTCTTTCACTTTGTAAACTTTCAAAAATAATGAATACTCAGAAATTTGAAGATTCTGTAGGTGGGTTCCAACGTACTAATAAGAACCCCGGGATGCTAAACATTCCGATGAGCGTTTCAAAGGTCGTAAGTTCAATAAGCCGGTCCGTCGCGAAAAATCTGCAAATTAATCAATTTGCTTTGATCATCAAACAATAATAGGAAAAGCCTATCATGAATTTCAGCGTCTTGAAACAAGCAGTAGCCAAGCAATTCGAACGCATGCAAAAGCATTCGCGGATGTTCCGTGTCAACATTGAAAAAGATGATATCTGGAATAAGTACATCGGAAGCTTTCCAGCCGGAACCAATCCGTTGTATCGTGAGCGGTCGGAACATGCATGTAGCTGTTGTAAACAATTCATCCGAACCATTGGTGATTGTGTTGCTATCATCGACGGCAAAATCGAAACCATCTGGGATATTTCGGTTCCAAGTGAACCGGGTTACCAAGCTGTTGCTGATGCACTTTCAGCGTTGATCAAATCGAAACCAATCGGCGATGTATTCCTGCATTATGAACGTTTGGCCGGAACTGGCATAAACTTCGAGCAACTCGTCGAAGGCGCCAAGATGTGGGAACATTTCTCGGTCAATATCCAGTCAAACCACGTTGCCAAGAATGCTGAAATTGCGACAATCCTCGGTGGTCTACGTTCGACACACGATGTGTTTTTCCGAGCCTTGACTGAAATCACAACCGAATCAATTGATACGGTTCTCGAGCTGATTGCTCAAGGCTCCTTGTATCGTGGTACAGAACATGAAGGTACTGTTAAGGCTTTTGAAAAGCTCAAGAAAGCTTTCATGAAACTGAAAACAAATGAACAAAAAGATATCTTTGTGTGGACTTCGATGGATACGGTGTCTGGCGCCGTCGCCAGCATTCGAAGCTCGGTGATTGGCTCCTTGCTTGTCGATTTGTCTAAAGAAATTGAGCTGGAAGATGCCGTCAAAATGTTTGAATCAAAGGTCGCACCAGCAAACTACAAGCGTCCGACGGCTGTAATCACTAAGGGTATGCGTGATAAAGCTAAAAAGGAACTTGAAACCCTTGGTCTGGTATCGGCACTTGAACGTCGCTATGCAACAATCAACGACATCACGATCAATAATATCCTGTTCGCGAATCGCGAAGCGAAGAAAGTCCTGACCAGTGACATCTTCGACGAATTGCCAGTGGCTGGCACAAACGCCAAAAAATTCGATAAGGTCGAAGAAGTTTCGATCGAAGACTTCATTGCCAAGATTCTGCCTAAAGCAGAATCAATTGAAGTCTTGATTGAAAACAAACATGCCAGTAATTTGGTGAGCCTGATTGCTCCGGCGGATCCAACAGCCGGAGATCTATTCAAATGGCCAAACAAATTCAGCTGGTCATATTCTGGTGAACTTGCTGATTCGGATATGCGCAAAGCAGTTCAAGAGCGTGGTGGCCGCGTCGACGGAGTATTCCGATTCACTCATTCATGGAACTATGATAAACGGAATGCCTCGCTGATGGACTTGCATGTCTTTATGCCAGGTAATCATACTCTACCAGAAAATGGATTCCATGATACCTATGGTAATTCGGACCGAGTAGGCTGGAATCACCGAAGCCATTATAAGTCTGGCGGTGTTCAAGATGTGGATTACACACCAGAAGCACCGGTTGGTTATATCCCAGTCGAGAACATCACATTCCCGACCCTGAGCAAAATGCCAGAAGGCCGGTATATCTGTAAGGTTCATAACTGGAATCTCCGCAGCCCGACTCAAGGTGGATTCAAAGCTGAAATCGAATTCGGTGGTCAAGTATTCCAGTATGAATACGATAAGCCAATGAAGAACAAAGAATGGGTGACGGTTGCCGAAGTTACACTGAAAGCCGGACAGTTCACGATTAAGCATCATCTGCCGGAATCGGCAAGTTCCAAAAAAGTGTGGGGACTTCAAACCAATGAATTCAGTAAGGTCGAAGTGATGATGCTTTCACCGAACTTCTGGGATGAAAAAGCAGTGGGTAACAAACACTACTTCTTCATGCTTGATGGATGTATCAATAATGATACAGCTCGTGGATTCTTTAACGAGTTCCTGAAAGAAGAACTGAATGTCCATCGCAAAGTGTTTGAAATGGTAGGATCCAAGATGAAGGTCGATGATTCATCAAATCAACTCAGTGGCCTTGGGTTCTCATCAACACAAAAGAATACCCTTATCTGCAAAGTCAAGGGAAGCTTCGCACGTACAATCAAGATTGTATTCTAATTTTTTACACAAAAAGGAAATATCACCATGTTTGAAATCGCATCGCGCCTGAAACTCCGTTTTGAATCGCCAAAAGGCCAAATCACAGCAGAAGACCTGTGGGACCTCCCACTGTCCAGCACAGTAGCAGCCAAACCGAATCTCGATGATATTGCAAAAGGCCTACACCGCCAATTGAAAGCAACAAATGAAGAAGTTTCGTTTGTTACTCCGGCCGCCAAACCCAGCGACGACCTTCAAACGAAGTTCGATATCGTGAAGCATATCATCGGTATCAAGATCGCTGAACGTGATGCAAATATCCGAGCCACGGAAATCCGCGCTCAAAAGCAAAAAATCCTGGCAGCCATGGCAGGCCAGAAAGATGCACTCATCACGAATGCAACGATGTCGGAACTCGAAGCCATGCTGGAAAAGTTGGACGCGGCCAAAGTCTAACAAATCTGATCCAATGCGGTAAAAAAGGAGACTCATTGTGAGTCTCCTTTTTTGTTGTACTGTTTTCACTATCTTGCTTAAAAATTGTTTACATTTCAGAAAACTTTATGTATAATGGTTCATCATCAAGAAACAAGTTAACAAACCGGAAGAAAAACATGACAATCATTTCTATGGCAATCGATGAAGATGGTAACCAAGTTCAAGTTG